CGCAAGCGGCGTCTCCTAAGACCAAAGCTGGCATGATCAACGCTATGTATGGTAAGATGTCAAAAATGAAAAAAGAAGAGCTTAGCGCTTCTTATAAAGCTATGTTTGGTGAGAGCACTGAAGCTAGCGAAGCTGATGAGAGAGTCTTTGAAGACGACCTTAAAGCACTCGTTGATTCAGAAGCTACATTGAGCGAAGGCTTTAAAGATAAGGCTGAGATCATCTTTGAAGCTGCTCTTAAGTCTAAACTTTCTGAACATGTCGAGCGCATGGAAGAAAGCTACGCTGAAGAGCTTGCTGAAGAAACAGCGCGCATTCACTCTGACCTAGTGGAAAAAGTGGATGGATACCTTAACTACGTCGTAGAAAGCTGGATGGAAGATAACAAGCTGGCGATTGAAACCGGTCTTCGTACCGAGATCTCCGAGTCTTTCATAAAGCAACTTCATCAAGTGTTCACTGAGCACTATATTGAAGTTCCTGAAGGCAAAATCGATTTGGTTGACGAATTGTCTAACCAGAAAGATGAGCTGGAAGAGCAGGTCAATGTGGTTACTGGAGATAATATTGCTCTTAAAGCTCAAGTTGAAAAACTTGAAAGAGCTGCTATCGTACAGGAAGCTACAACCGGTCTTTCTGAGGCACAAGCTGAGAAGCTCAAAGGTCTTGTAGAAGACATTGATGCGGACGACTCTGATGCATATGCTGAAAAAGTCGCACAAATCAAAGAGTCTTATTTCAAGGCTAAAGTAACAACCCAAGAGGAAGAAGAAATCGTAGAAAGTTCTGATGAAGAAGTATCAGTATCTGATGCGATGGCCGTTTACCTCGAAGCTCTTAAAAAGAAATAATCCATAGGGAGAAAAACTATCATGTTTACAACTGATAAACTTCTCGAGAAGTGGAACCCAGTTCTTGATGTGGACGGCGATCTTAACGATCGTTATAAGCGTTCAGTGACTGCCACTGTTCTCGAAAACACTGAAAAAGCTCTTGCAGAAGAGCGTGGCCATCAGCAGTTCTCACTGACTGAAGCTGCACCTGCTAACGCAACCGGTTCTAACATTGGCAATTGGGATCCAATCCTGATCAGCCTCGTTAGACGTGCAATGCCAAACCTGATCGCTTACGATATCGCAGGCGTTCAGCCGATGACTGGCCCAACAGGCTTGATCTTCGCAATGAAGTCTAAGTACTCAACTCAAGGTGGTACTGAAGCTCTGTTCAACGAAGCAGACACTGACTTCTCAGGTACTGGTACTCAAGGTGGTGGTTCTTCATCTACTGTAGGTGACGTTAACCCTCCAGGAACAACTGGTGAAACTTCTGCCGATGCTGGCGCCGACAACGTAGAAGATGCGTTCGGTGTTGGTACTGGTATGACAACTGCAGCTGCTGAAGCTCTTGGCTCAAGCGGTGGCGGAACTTTCAACGAAATGGCGTTCTCAATCGAGAAAGCTACAGTCACTGCGAAAAGCCGTGCACTGAAAGCTGAATACTCGATGGAACTGGCTCAGGATCTTAAGGCAATTCATGGCCTGGATGCTGAATCAGAGTTGGCAAACATCTTGTCAGCTGAGATCCTCGCTGAAATCAACCGTGAAGTTGTTAGAACAATCAACGCAAAAGCTAAGTTGGGTTCTGGCCAGACAGACATTACGACTGCTGGTACTTTCGACGTTAACGCCGACTCTGATGGTCGTTGGAGCGTAGAAAAGTATAAGGGCCTCTTGGTTCAGCTTATGAGAGAAGCAAACGTTATTGCTAAAGAAACTCGTAGAGGTAAGGGTAACTTCATCCTCTGCTCTTCAGACGTAGCAGCTGCTCTTTCAGCTTCTGGCATGTTGGACTACACACCAGCTCTTGCTGGTAACGCCAACTTGACTGTTGACGACACAGGCACAACTTTCGCTGGTACTTTGGCCGGTGGAATGAAAGTCTATATTGACCCATATGCAAACGTTGACTATGTTAACGTTGGTTATAAGGGTTCAAACCCATATGACGCAGGTCTTTTCTACTGCCCATACGTTCCACTAACAATGGTACGTGCGGTTGGTGAAGATACCTTCCAGCCAAAAATTGGCTTTAAGACTCGTTACGGTATGGTCGCTAACCCATTTGTGGGCGCAACAGCTGGTAACGACACTGGTACCGATAGAGCTAACCAGTACTATC